ATCCAGAGGGGGGTGTGATTTTTTCGAGACCCCCCCGCCCTGCCGATCAGATTTTAATTTGTGTGTCTGGAAAAATTTTCATATAAATTCCCAGAACATTCAGTGAAACGATTTCATCGATCGCATCACTGATCGCCTGATCCTGATCAGCCTCACTCAAGTCATCTGAAGTTTGAATTATTCGAGCAAGGTAGCCTGGTGTGTCGTACCCCATGCCTCGGTCATAGGCATACCACTCGTCGTAGTTGGTGTATGGATTCCATGGATTGTCCGTGGTAGTGAGCATGTAGTCAGTGTTGTCTGGCATGACTGCTCACTTCCCTTCACGAAGCAGCGCTGTGTTGAGTGTGCTGACTGGTATGCCCAGTGACTTAGCCACCTCGGCTTGTGTGTAACCGGAAGCTAGCCTAGCCTTAGCTACAGCAAGCAGCGCAGTGGTAGCCACAGTGGCTTGCCTTGGCGTTGCTAGCTCCTTGACCTTATCAAGGTTAGCATGATCGAGTATTTGCCTCAGCTTGTGCGTGCTGATGGCGCCTGACTGTATGGCTTGCCACTCTCGATCATTGATTACTATCTGCTCCTTGTGTGCACCGACTCTGTTACGAGCCGTCTGCAGTGCCCGGGATTGAATCTTACGGAGGTCATCGGGATCCATTGTGTGGCGGTTACCCTGGACTGTCCCGGACACGATACTGTTTGCTATCAGCTGTGCCTGTCTTTCGAGGGGGGCGTTCTTTCTGGCAATGTTCAGCGCAGCATCGAGCCTTGCCACCTCTTGCGCATAAGCTTTAGCGGCAGACGGCGAGTATGTGAGGCCACCAGTCTTCAGCGATTCCAGCCTGGCTCTGTTAGCCATACCCTTCAGCGCATTGGAATGAGCAGCGTACACTTCCTCGATCGGCGTGCCTGATGACAGCTTCCTTGCATCAGACACCTCAGCCAGCTTCGTAGACCTGGTCTCTCTTGGAACTATGCCACGCTTACGACTGAGAGTAGTGCGGCCAGTCGGCTCATACTCTTTAGCGCCAGTCCGGGGATTGATCGGCCCGCCACTTCTGAATGGCCGGGGCCGGCGCTCAAGCACTCGCTTCTCAGAGCTAGCCCTTGACACCAGGGTTGAAGCACCCTTAAGCCGGCGGGTTCCAGGTATAACGCCCTGATATTTCGCCTTAAGAGAAGGTATGCCGTTCTCTATATAGGATCGCTTGTGATCCAGCTCATGCTTGACCGCATCGATGACCACCATGGAATGACGCACTGCCTGAGCTATCTCCTCAGGACGAGCGCCTTTAATGGTCATGTCTGTGATAAGGTTAGACACATCGCCCATCTTCTGTTGCTTAGCTCTCTCACTCAGCACCTTCATGCCTGGGTACTTTGGATAGGCGATAGAAGGATCGAAGTTCTTGAGCTCAGCCAGAGGCGCCGATGTCTTCAATGCGCGATGACTATTAGGGATGACCAGCACTGCGTCGCCATCAAAGTCAGCGCCTGACAAGCGCTTGGCTGCGTTGGGATGAATGCCGACTGCATCAAGAGCGCTGGCAGTGATGGACTTCCGGCCTTCGATGTTCCTGTTGTTGACCGTAAGCTCAGGAATCTCGAAGATGCCGCCATGAGGATGGCGAATCAGCGCCACTACTTCGCCGTTGTTGTACTTGGGAGCATAGATCTCATGCTCTTTCAATGACGACAGCGGCAAGATGACATGCGACCCTTGACGTGGCAGAGCCTTAGCCTTGAGGTGAACGGCTGCTGCATCAGCCTCATCGCCGAACGTTTGAAGCAGCTTATTCTTGATCACCGGATTGGTGAGGTGAAGAATGTCGTTAAGCGCAGCTTCCTTGTCAGTAAGCGCATAACCAAGCTGACGCTGAGCCAGGGCGACTGGCTGCTTGGAAAGAATCTGAGAAGACAGCGAAGGACGCCATTCTCTCCAGTTCCCTTCCTCATTGACGATGTTGATTGGCGACAGATGAGGCCGGCCATCTGCCCCGATGTAATCCCGCTGATGCCGGATCATCGTGGTCCATGGTTCTTTCTCATCTTTCGCAGCCTTCAGGGCATCCATCTTATTGCCCGTATTAGACTTGCTGGTGTTGAACAGGAGATCCACCCCTTTAGGCAGATCGTCCCTGTACATCGCCATGCCCTTTATGTAGTGGGTGGCGTCCACCGCGATCCGGACTTGTGCGTACCGGGCTTTGCCAAGCGAGATGTCAGGCACACCAGGACGAAGATAGATCACGCCATCTGCTTTTTCTCCGCCCTCACCACCATGCCGTACAGCGAGACGGCTAGATGAGATGCTCGACGGCGGCCTGATGCCGATCATGGTCTTGCCAAGGTCGTTGCTGTAAGCAGCTATGGTCTTAATTTTCTCTGGCGCCCTGACAATGTCGACGTACTTGGTTCCCGGCGGGGCAAGAACCTTGACTGTTGTCTTGCCTTTGCCGAACTGTTGTGCTACCTGAACGTTGTGAACCGCGTACCCCTTTTGCTTCAGCATCTCAACCGCTGTTGCCAGTCGGGTGCCGCTGATGCCAAGATGGTTCTCAGTTCCCCTGCCGATGTCCAGGTAACCGCCCGCATCGACTTCACTCTTGAGACGCCCCGAAATCGATTCAAGGATGTTGCGCTGTGCTTTGAATGCCGGATTCAGAAGAGCACGAACCGATGATTCGTTGACACCCATTTGCTGCCCGATAGCCACATTCGACATCCCTTTCGAATGCAGCCGGTAAGCATGATCTGCATCGGCTTGCCGCTTCTCAGCTCTGGCAATGCCGATCCTCGCCCTAAGTTCAGTGGTTGATCCAAAGCCCAGGCCTTTAGCGATTTGAGGCTCAGTTAGTCCCTGCCCCTTGAGATGCTGGATCTGGCTTAGCAGGTCCCTGTTCCCCCGTTGATGAGAATCTTCTCCTGATCCCCACGGATATCGCCCTGAATGACGAGGAGTCCCGTAATGCGCTAGAAATTCTTCGTCGTTGAGAACTCGCTCATCTGGCTCCGCCATTACCTACCCCTCCGCTTTTAGTAGCTCGATGCGCCGGTCGAACGTGATGATGGTGCTCATAATGTGAGCGATAGTGTCTACATCAGGAATGAAGATCTCAGCTTCATCATCCTGGTAGATCCTGAGTTCTATATCGATCTCCCCCGGCTTCTTGCCGTACTCCAGGCAAAACAAGGCAGCGTAGACTTCTAGCTGATGAATTGATCCTGGAATGAGACCTGTCTTGAGGTCGTGGATTCTCAGCAGTTTTCCATTGAATGAGATGGTGTCTGCTTGCCCGTAACAGTTCTCCGAATAGAAGAGAATCTGTTCCTGGGCCATACGGTAACCGATCGCATCGTTGACGTACATGTTCAGGGATTGCCGGTTTCGGGGTAGCCTTATTCCCAGCCGTATCGCTTCATGGGCGAGCGCATGTAGTTCTACTCCCCGCTGTGCGGCCTTAGCGTTGCTATAGGCTAGATCTAGTTTCTCGGGGTCATAGTTGATCCAGTGGTACTTACTTGGGCTTAGAAACGCGTGGGTGCCTTCCAGCCGTGAGTGCGAGTTGAAGATCATCGAGGATCGTGTCCTTGTTTTCAGGATAGATGAAAGCCGCGAACGACATGGACGCCATGATCCGGACGTAGTGCATTTGCGATGCTGTCCGAGTCGCCCCTTGACTGTCCTTGCATTCGAGCACGGCCCATTTGTTCTTCCACAAGATCAGAAGATCCGGTATTCCCTGAAGGTAGTTGGGATCAAGTTTTACGATGATGCATCCAGGGAACATCTTGCGAAGCTCTTGAATCAGCTTCGACTGGAATCTGCTCTCAGCCATTGCCCTTGCTGGCCTTGGCCGTGGCCGTAGTGGAATGGGTGACGCCGAGCAGAGTGACAGTGACTTGCTTGCCGGCCAGCGGAACACCGCTCTTGAAGCAGCGAACCGTGACTTCCTTGTCGCCGGTGACCGAAGCCACGGCGGTGATGTCGATTTCGGGCGAGCTGACAGACGCCAGCACTTGATCCACCGGTTTGTCGAACTTGAAGGTGAAGCGGCCATTGAGGCCGGTGGTGGTGGATACGTCAACACTTTGCAGTGAGACGGCCATTTGGGGTGCTCCCTTCGTAAAATCGAGACAGTGTGCTCTGTTGAGCAGACGTCTTAAAAGCTTCTATTCTATTAGACACCATGTTTTGCGTGCGAGGCTATTTCGGTATT